ATTGAAGACATCCTTTCCATCAAATCCTATTTGAGTAGAAGATAATGTTCGTAGACTGTTTAGAACGGAAGAAAGTGTTACAAGAGACGTAAGGAAAGTTATAGAATTATTTTCTAATAAAACGTCATTTATTTTTGAAAGCGCATTATATTGTCTAATGGTTACTCCATCAACAGAACTTAATGAATATGGATTTGCGAACAATCTTTCAGCATTTACATACGAAAAATCAATAGCAGATATTACTGCACTAGATAGGGGTAGAAAATGATTTGCAGATAATGACATTTAAATTATTTATTAGACTTAAAAATTGCACAATTGGATAGCTCCGTTTTTATAGGAAATAAGTAATTTTCCATTTTCAGTTGTTTTTGTCCCTACAAATTTATAAGCTTCGAAGTCATCGCCAGATGGAAGTGATGTTATTTGTCTAACACAAGTTAATTGTGCGTTACCATTATAATCGAACTGTATGTTGTTTATAACATCTATTTTCTTTGAAGAAACTCCTAGTGTTTGAATATTGGTCTTAAAAATAAAATCAATTTTATTTGTATCTTTGTTTAGTTCAACAATAGGATTTTGCGCAGACAGATATTTTCCCATAATGAAATTATTCAGAGAAGAAAGGGATGCGGCATCAGGATATAATAATTTTGTTTCGGATGTATTCAGCGAGTGTGTATATATGATCGGAATGATTGCTCTGCCGCTAATAGATTGAGAACCGAGTGATGCGCTCAAATCTACAGAATTTGAACTTAGACCAAATATCAATACAGTTTTTTCACTCTCTAATAGAATATTTTTTATGAAACAATTTCCATTTGATATATTAGGATTTGTGTATCCAGTATTCCCAAACGATAATATTGTTTCTTTTTCACTACCAAATGAATTTGTGTCGTAATCGAATCTTAATTTTTCAATTAATAGATATTCTGTGTTTTCTAATGTCGAAGTATCAAAGGTCTTGAGATTTATAAAAGCAGTATCATAAAAAACATCTATATTTTTTAGATGGTGTTGTAAGTGCAGAATATATTCCGTGCATTAAAATATTTAGATTTCATATTAGACAAATCTAATTATTAAGGAGGGGGAGTTGTTGTTGGTGTTGGACAATTCCAACAGTTAATTGTATTTCCTGCGTTTACATATCCAGGAGGTATCATTACCATCTGTGGATTACATCCGCCAGTATCAGTATCGCTCAATCCCGCAATAGCACAACTATATGTTGGCATAGGTGTTGTAGTAGGACCATGAGTAGTTGTTGGTGCTATTGTAGTTGTAGTAGGCGCATCTGCTGGTCTAGCTCTAGTTAATTCAACGCCATATATTGTTGCTAACCAAACTGTTTTTTGGCTTCCGTTGCTTCCTACTGTGATATTTAAACCATAGGTATCGTCTGCGCTGAAAGTTGCTGCTCCCGCATTAGTTAAATCTGTTCCTAATGTTACACTCTGTTGTAGAGAATGGGTTCCTGAAACATTTGACATTATAAATTGTCTAGTGTATGATGATACGGCCATATCATCTTGAACGCCAATCAATTGAATAATACATGATAATACTCTATCTGTGACCAAAATAACTTTTGGTCCGCCATCTGCGCCATTTAGGGACAAAACGGTAGTGTGTCCACGTTGACAAGTGCCGCTCATAGTAAAATGAACTTGTTGTGCATCTCCTATATAATAGAACGATCCATGTGATTTTACTTGTGAATTTGGTAGATATGCGTATGCGCCATAACCGCCAGTAACACTTGCTAAATCAGCGGCAATGTAATTCTGACTTCCTCCTACTATAGTAGCGTATTGCGCACTATTTGTTATGACATTGCTTGATCCGCTTCCTATAAAACCATATTGTGTGCCTGTTTGTATGCTATTTCCTGTTCCTCCCCCAATAACAGACACGTTTCCGTTGGTTACATTGCTATTTCCTCCCACAATAACAGAATAAAGTGCTGTAGGATTAATAATATTTGCTGATCCTCCCCCGATAAAGCCATATACTGCGCCAGCGAGTATATTATTGCCTACTCCACCTACGATAGTAGATGTGGTGGCAGTAGGCAACACATTATTCGATTGTCCTCCTACAACAACAGACCAATCGCCTGCTGCTCTATTAGTTGTTCCGCCGCCAATAAATGCTCCGCTTCCTGCTGCAACAGCATTTGAGACAGTTCTAAGTTTTTGCCAATCTGTAGCATATGGGCCTCTCGCAATTCCATATCTGGTAGAGCCATCGGGAATTTGAGCTATTGTTGCTCCTGTTCCTTTTGCGGCAAATACTGCGTCTATGTTAGCAGATATAGATGTTGCGGTTAGCGCAAACACTGGATTATTTATACCTGATAATGACGAAACTTCTTTGAATAGAGTTAATCCTGAACCTGTTCCTCCCCCTCCCCATGTAGCAGAATTGGTATTAACTGTAGTATAATTGCTTTGCCAGTTGGCACTCAATGAACTTACACTTGCATAAACGGCTATCCATTTAGCACTTAATGAATTATTGTTGCTATAATTTGATGCATTGTTAGCACTGTTGGCATTTACATTTGAATATACACTTCCCCAATTTGCAGAATTGCTGCTTACGGTAGTATAATTGCTGCTGAATTTTGTGCCATTAACTAACATAGCATCGGTCACAGTGCCAGTATCGCCAGTGGTTATTATATTACCTGAAACATCAGGAAGGAAATATTGTCTGCTGCTAGTTAAATTGCTTAGGTTAAAAGTTCCTATACCTCCTGTTGGTATTTGTATTGAGAAACTATTTGTATTTTTGCTGAAAATATTAATAGTAGACGTATCGGGATTATTTGGTGTCCCAGGAAACTGAACAGGTAGATTTATATATCCAGCACCAACAATACCAGTGATACTAAGTTTAGTTGCGCTTATTGCTGGAAAATTATAAGAAGTCCATGCGGCGGAATTTGAATTTACAGTAGTATATACAGAACCGTTGTTTCCGCTTTGTGCGATAAATCCAGTATATACTACAGACCAATTTGCAGAATTTGAATTGACTGTTGTATAATTTGATGTATTATTAGCACTTAATCCAGCTAATATATTTGATTGATTATATCCAGTATTCCAATTTGCAGAATTTGAATTGACAGTGGTATAATTTGATTTGGAATCTAATACATTTTGTGAATTTAAGGAATTCACTACTTGATTTGCAGAATTTAAGAAAAATATTGTGCTTGCTCCTACATATAGTGTTCCGGCTGAAATAGTTGGTGCGCTTAATGCGCCTGACATTATATCTCCTGATAGTCTAACAAATCTTGTGTCTGTTGGACCACCCCCGCCTGTTCCCCATGTCGCAGAATTTGAATTAACAGTAGTATATGTGCTATCCCAATTGATTGAGTAATCATGAATGACTTGAGCAACATCAGAATAGAAGTTTATTATATCTCCTGATACGTGTGTATGTGCTACTGTCTTAACTGTTATTTTTGGATTACAAGCCACAAATTTATTTATAGTAAATCATTTACCGTAATAGAACCAAGAGACATGAGATTTTTGATTTCTTCTATCAATGCGGTTTTATCAACTTCATCGCCTCGATCTACTGTTATAATGCTTTCGGAACAATCTATAGTAAATCCGTTGTTGAGCACATTAGCTACAATCAATCCATTTAAGAAAGGAAATTGTTCCACACACCAACTATAATGCTCTGGCATGTGTGTTGGATAAGGATTCAATACTCTATTACATCTATTAGCATCCACTGTTAATTGACCCATTCCGCATGGATTAACAGCTATAATATCTATGAACCCGAATCCTGATGGAGCGGGTAATTTGAAAGTAAGTTCTCTTGGATTAAGAATATTGAACGTATCAACTAAAACCCCTTCATATGGTGTCATATCTCCTGCGCCGGAATTTGGATAATATGTGGTTTTTGTAGGATAAACATCATTGTTTCCGCTAACAAATAAAGCAAAGGTGTTTAAGAATCCATCTCCTTGAATTCTTATAGTAGGAGTTTGACCCTCTAATATATAGTAAGGATTTACATACTGTATTTTTGGTTGACCTTCTATGACGTAAGAATCTTTGAAATTATTACCTGATGTATATGCAGTCAAAGTATCATAATTACAATAGAATTTATCTGTTACAATAATATCATCGTATATATAACAGATTGGTTTTATAGGGGTCAATACAGTTCTGAATAGCCATGTTTTGATTATGAAATTTGCTGTTCCTGTTATTCTAAACATAGAATTAGGTGGTAAATCTGCTTGACCACCAGGATAATCTATTGCCATTTGTCCGTCCCAATATACTTCGGTTCTTATTTCTCTACCACTCTTAGGTTCTCTCCAAGAATAAATTATATATGGATTTGTAAATACCGCGAAATTTTGAACTATTTGGTCTAAGTCTTCTTGTGATTTAGTTAAAATGGTCATTTGCACATTTATATTCCAAGGAATAGCTCTTAAATTTATAAATTCTTTTGTTACTTCATCTTGATAAGTTATGTCTTGTAATTTATTTTTGAGTCTATCCGTATCTCTATTCATTCCAGTTGTTGTGATGGCAACAATAGGAAATTTAACCGTATCCGGTTGACCTTTTATATCATTGAGAATTCTTGATTTTGGACCATATACATAATTTACCTTTATAGAATCATGCGCTATTCCTGTCATTCCATCATATCGTTTGATTATGGCATCATCGAAAGCAGCTTCAAACATTTTTAGGTTCTTTGTGATTTCAAAGTTATAATTATAGTCAATCATTATAGGAATATTTATTGTAAATAATAATATGGCATACTCTGATCCAAATTTTTCATTCGATCCTAAAAAGGAGTTTGGGTTTGATCCTACACAAAAGAACATATCCGATAATAGATATCCAGCAGATGTTAATCAAAATCCATTTGTTCCTACTTGTTCCGACCAATCAAATCAAGTCAAGGAAATACATCGTCAACAAATAAGCGAATATGCTAATTTATATGGTCAAACTATCAGTTATCAACCAGTAAAATATAATTTCAATACACATAACTTCCTATATGGCGAAGATATGATAAGCGGCTATCAATATTCTAGAAAGATGAAAGCCATCATAGATTTTAGCAGCTATACAACATTCTTAACAAAATTTGGTATCATGAGCGATTCAGATATCACCATCTATATTCCAATCAGAGAATTTGAACGTGTTTGGGGACCATCCAAAGGCGTGACTTATCCATTGGCGGGAGATTTATTTTTGATTGATGATGAAGCATGTGATAGACCATTAGGACAATCTCCTATGGTTTTTGAAGTTACTGACAAAGAAGACAAAATTAAACCTGTAGATTTTATGGGCGGGCATTATGTATGGAAATTAGTAGCCAAGAGATTCGATTACAGCTATCAACCAAATGCACCAGAAGAAAGATTCTTGGATGATGAATCTTCTGATAACAAACAATTCGGTAGATTACCAGGTGGGGAAAATCCTCCTGATATGTCTAGCACCGGAGATGATGTTGATGTTTTTGCTAAGAAGGAGTTCGATAATAAAGAAAGTTCAACTTACGGCAAATATTTGTAGTTTTCAGAAATTATAAGTAAATATTGGTATGGAATCATCTGTAAAGAGAAAATTAATTATAGAAAACCCAAATTATGATTTGGATTTCGACATTGTTCAAGAAAATAGAGAGGCTAGAAAACGCTATTATATTAGTGGGCCATATCTCATGATGAATAAGGTTAATAAGAACAAAAGAATGTATGAAGAATCTGAATTTGTTCCTGCTGTCGAAACCTATCAAAAGAACTATATCGCTGAATCAAGAGGCGGGGGAGAACTTAATCATAGTTCTACACCAGATGTTGATTTATCAAAATTAGCAGATAAGATTGTTTCTCTAGAAAGAAGCAAGGATAATCCAAATTTTTATATAGGCAAGTCTCTAGTTTTAGGAACTCCATCAGGCAGAATCCTAGAAACTCTAATTGAAGACGGAGTTAAATTTGGTAAGTCTAGCAAATGCTTAGGTGCTATCCAAGAAAATTCTGGATTTAATAGCGTAAAATCTCCAATTATCTTAACTATTGATAATGTATTTGATCCTTCTGTATCTACTGCATTTGTAGACGGTATTCTTGAAAATAAAGAATATATCATAGCAGATGATGGAAATGTATGCGAAGCATGTAATATGTTAGAAAAAAGATTATCTAAATATC